TCCCCAGCAGTGTCTGTGTAGATGCCGTTGAGGATTGGGACTTGCATTACTTCTTCTTCGCGGTCTTGGCAGAAGCCTTAAATGCAGCAGCAGTTGGCGCTCCCTTGGAACCAGGCTTGCGCATCCGCTCCTTCGATCCAGCCTCGATGCGTTCGCGTTTCTGATGGATGTTCTTGTAAAGTCCGTCTTTCATTTGCAGTTCCAGCGTTTAAGTGATGCAGCTTTGCGAGTGGGGCGTCCCTTCTCGTCCTTCATAGGACCGGGCATCCCGCTCATACGAGCACAGAAGGACTTCTTCCGGCCTGCGTCTGCCTTGGTCTTTGGATTAGGAGCCGGAGCCTTGAGGTTGCTGCCAGTAGCAGCGTTGTACTTGGCTCGCCCCTTGGCAGTCAGCCCTGCTCCTTTAGAGACAGGCAGCTTCTCACCCTTGGACACAGAGAGGTTGACCTGCTTTTTAGCCATTGGACTCGTCAGGAGGAGGCAAGAATGAACCGTCAGGCTGCTCGATCCAGCCTGGACCACAAGGAATGCCATCGACATTCACAAGAGTGGTTCCAGCGGGAGGAGTAAAAGGTGTCACTCCATCCCAGACAATGACGTTTTGGACCACCTTAGTGGCATCATCAACAATAGCGTAGTTCATGCTTAGAAATATGTTGTAATCACCACAAGCCCTGCACCGCCTGCACCGCCTGCACCGGATTGTGTGCCGGTTTCGGTTGCGCCACCACCACCACCACCACCCGCAGGAAAGCCACCATTACCCCCATTACCCCCATTACCAGCAGCGGATGAGCCACCACCACCACCACCTGAGCCTGGAGCAGTGTACCCTGCCGGCGCGGCGATGCCATTCCCGCCTGCTGAGTTCGCCAGACCAGCAGTTCCTCCAACAAGGTCTAGCGACGAACTGCGACCTCCAGCACCACCTGCAACAGGCACTGCGCCACCAGAAGCAAGACCGCCACCGCCACCGCCACCAGGTCCACCCGGTTGGAATACAACGCTGACGGATGAGGGAACACCAGCAGTTCCGGCGCTGCCATTGGACTGACCTGGCCCACCATTGTTCGCCTGCTGCACGGAAGTTCCAGCCGCGCCAGTGCCCGCGCCGCCACCACCTCCAATGGCGCGAAAGCTGCCAAACTGAGACGTTCCTCCAGAAGTTCCATTGGCACCCGCAGCATCACTGGTGCGTGCAGCACCACCTGCGTTGCCTGCACCAACAATCACGGTTTCCGTAGCCGAAAACGCAGAAGCCGGGACGACCGCATGAAAATAACCGCCGCCAGCGCCGCCGCCGCCGCCAACGCGAGCAGCCGCTTGCGATGCGTTTCTTCCGCCGCTGCCACCACCCCCTCCTCCACCAAACATCATTAGGCTTACAGACACTGCATTAGCTGGCTTTGTCCATGTGCCACTCGAAGTGAATACCTGCACATCTGTTGGCGTAGCCGTGCCACCCGCAGCAGTAACACTCGTAAGCGCAGTCACGCGGCCTTTGGCGTCAATACTCAACACCGGAATCTGCGTCGAACTTCCCACTCCGGCTTGAGCAGTCGTAATCGCTGCCAAGGTTGGGTTGGGATAGTTTCCAGTCAGGTCACCTCCAGCAGCAGCGGTAGCACCCAGTGCACCCACTTCAGCAGCAGTTGGGAAGATGTGCTGATGATCGCCACGAGCAGCAAACGTGCTCAGGCCAACAACCGGAGCCGTAGCAAGCGCAGCAGGGGCAGTCGTGGACAGACCTGCAATCTGAGTGGTCGTCAGAGCGCCAAGGAAGGAAACAGCAGCAGCCTTGTTGGCTGACTGCATGAAAGAGTCAATATCGGCTGAAACTGTAAGGTCAGGCATAACTAGGGTCTGATGTAAATTGAGGTGCCGTCAGGACGATTGTAGCTATCCACTCCACCGGGACGCAGGTAAGTGAACGTCACTGGAGGAGGCGTTACCCCTCCAGCAGTAGCGGGCGTCTTTGACCGGCGTCTGGACAGGAACCGAATCACAGGCCAATTCCTTGGATGATGTGCAGTGAACCAGCTCCCCCGGGGGAGATGAACGAGACAGTGTCATCGTCCTGATCCTTGCCAATGCTCACCTGTGAGCCAACGAGCACTGGATACCCAGCAGTCGTTGCCGGCGTACCAGTAACAGAGTTGCCCACGCGGACATAGACCACAGTGGAGCCGAGGTTGGTGAACACCACAGACTCGGAAGTGAATCCCAGAGTGACAGATTGAGAGGTGACATTCGGCGTGACAGTGACGCCAAGATTGTAAGCGGGTTGAAAAGCGAGTCCCATAAATTCAACAGTTAGCCAACACGATACCAGGTCTTGAGAATTGGTTCAAAGCGCAGCCTGAAGAAGCCGCCAGAGGAGATGGTCGTAGGAGTTCCAACGCCCAGAGCACCATTCAGGTTGATCGTCAGGGCCGTCACCGTTTGAGACGAACTCACAAGGATCTCTTGTTGCTCCACGCAGTTGGCCACATTCGGCAGGATGATCGTGCCGGCAGCCAGTGTGGCGTTGGGCGTCAACACGAGCCACACACTCGCACTGCTGTCAGTGATGGTCGTCGTGAACCCAGTTGCAGTAGGCCCGGAGTACTGGATGATCTTGCCATCCCCGGCAGCCCCTTGGGACTGGATGTACTGGGCGACAGTGTCAGCGGCAGCACGGTAGTCTTGGTTGTTGACGTTGACCGCAAAGTAAGTGGACCCCGTAATGGTGTCCGTAAGAGAAAGTCGTTCGATAGCCATGGCTAAGAGTTCTTGAAGAGCATCTGGTCGTTGTTCTCGACAACCAGCGGGTTAAGGTCCGGCACATTGACAAACACCTGATCGGTGCGCTTGTAACCGGCACCAAGGGGCAGAGTCCTCACAAACTGTTGCTCATACGGCATCGCAGCCTCAATCAGAAGCTGGTTGTAGAGAGCTTTCGCAGTAGTCTTCGTATCGGGCGAAAGAGACTTTCCGTAAGAAGGAGCAAGACGAACAGCAAGGTTAAGAACCAGTGCTTCATTATTGTTGGCTGAGGTTTGGATTTCCTCATCTATGTTGCTGTCTCCCGGGCTTGCAGGGAGAGGGTAGCCGATTTGGATGTTGAGCGTCTGCCAGGAAGCCACCATGAGGTCCAGACGCTTGAGTGCGCTTTCGAGCTGGCCAGCGGTGATGTCGAAAATGTACGACGCCAACCCCATTTCCTCGAATGCCTGCTCAATAATCTGTCTCTTGGTGAAGCTCATTTGGCGAGTGCCTCGTCGATCATTTGGGCGATCTTCTTGTCAGAATACCGTCCATCAAACTTGATTCCAAGCTCTGTAGCCTTGGTTTCCAACTCTTCCCTAGTAGGAGGAGCGAAGTCATCCAACACAGGCTCAGAAACGGCTTTTACGGGCTCAGGTGTGGCTGTTTTGCCTTCAATGGCAGCCTCTAAACTCTCAAACCAGCCTTCACTGAGCCTTGCATCAAGCTCGTCCTGGCTATTTACCCCAGTGAAGTCATACGTCCCACGAGGACGAATGTACTTTCCCTCCGCTTTGTAAACCAGTGCTGGAAACTCCATTACTTTCTTGCCCTCCCAATAGGCTTTCCAGCGGCGACACGAGACTTACGGGCAGAGCTTAAAGCCATCGCAACGGCTTGCTTCTGCGGGTATCCAGCCTTCATCTCCTTACTGATATTTTTGGAGATCGTCTTCTGCGAATATCCTTTTTTGAGAGGCATAAACAGTTGATACACAAGCGGGAGGGCAGAGTCAACCACCCTCCCGCCGTGTATCTCAGGTTAAACCTGACCGAACAAGATGATCCCGCTCATTTCCGGCTGCTTGTTCACGACTCCGAAGAGCGTGTCAAGGCGGTAGCGAGTCTTCATCGTGTTGATGTCGTACTGCTTCTGCATGACCAGTTCAATGCCCTGATCGGTGGAAGCACGCATCACGTTCGCGCCGGCGTCAGCGGGAACCGCATAACGACCGGGCAGGATTTCGATGGCGTCCTTCTGCCAGAAGCAGTTGATCGGAGCAGCAGCAGTGTTGAGGAACACGATGGCGCTGTTAGACGCCTTGGTGTTCACAACGCAGTTCTGGTACTCAGCCGAAGCGGCAGAAGCCACCTGGTTGGAAACGATCCCGGGGCTGATGACCAGCGTCGTGCCACCAGCGGGAACGCTGATAACGCGGAAGGTCTTGAGTTGGCCGGTGTCGCCCTTGGTGATGTGATGAACAGCGTTCACACCAGCAATCGTGAAGCAGTCGCCAGCGGCAACGCCAGTGCTGCTCGACACGGTGATGGTCTGGTAACGGTTGTCCACGTTGAGGCGCTCAGCGGTCGTCGGGGACGTGCTGATCGCTTTCGGGATCTGGTAGTTGTTCGCGGAGTCGCGGGTGTCGATGGTGATGCCAGAACCAGCAGCAGCAGCGATACGGTTCGCGTAGTCGAGCTTGAAGGTGTCGAAGCTCGCAACCTGGCCGATGTAGGCGCGGTCGTAAGCGGTCAACGTCTTGCCAGACAGCGTCTGACGACCAGCGAGGTTGTTCGCCATGCCGTTGTAGTCGCGGGTGGACAGAGCGAGGTAACGCGAATCGAAGTTCACGCCCTGCTCGTTGAAGATGGCTTCGCACTGGGCGAC